TAATGTCAGGCGATATACTCGGCATGTAAGCGGGGACTTGAGCGGTTAAATCAACAGCGTCGTAAGTCTCCGAATCTTTATCAACGTAGTATTCATATAGACCAGTAAAGTTACCACCTGTAAATGAACCACGCGGATACGCGAAGTAAAGAAAGTTAGAAAGCGCGAAAGGACGTGTGTTAGCCTCCATCTCATATTCAGTAACGGGTGAGATATTAACTGTTTTAGGCGTTAATAAATCACTGCCTCGTAACACGAACTGTGTATTAGCACTGAACAACATTAGCTTCTCTTGAAACGGTATAGCGTGAGTTAACAACGCAACCTTCGTATGACTGATCCCAACGTCGATAGGAGCGGAGTCAAGAAGCGATTGAGTTGTTGTACGCCAGAAGTTAAAATATTCATCAGCCTCGCTAAAGACGACGCTTGAGTCGGTCAGAAGTCCTAACCTGTTCTTGTAGAAGAAGATGTCTTTTATTTGTTTACCGACAAAAGAAGGCGCGGGGTTTGTCAACTTATCGCCAGCCTGTCTAAGCGCCCATGAACTACTAACGCTTGTCTCGCCTGTTAATTCTGCGGTGTAGCTTGTTATATTATTGCCTGTAAAGTTAGGAATAATCGTAATTGGCATGGTCGTCTTATTGAAGTCTAACGGGATACCTGTTGATTGTCCTGTCGGTACTGAGTCAGTACTCCAACCATTGGTCTCAACCCACGCTCCTTCACCAAACTCTTCGCTGTCCTTCGTTTGGAACTCGACGTAGTAATCGTCTTGGCTAAGCTCCGCATCGCCTCTTATCTTGACACGAAAGCCGTTAAAGCACTTCTTAGGTAGGTCGGTAATAAAATCTACTTCTTTATAGACAACACCTAGACCTGTATCACTTAAACCGTCGGATGAGCGTATCGTAAAATCCGTTCCTTGGGCGTTAGTTATCTTTAAAAGATTACCCTTACGCACCGCTGTTATCGTCGCTCCAACCGCTACTTGAGAACCACTAACCGAAAACGTAGCATCTGTACGTGATATTATACCAGCCGCTTTGGCTTTAAAAAAGCTACCTCCCCGAACCCCAAAATATTCAGAAAAAGTAAAAGTAATAGGATACGTCGCTGTATCGTTGCTGTATCCACTACCACCATGAGTGAAGTTTATACTTTGTATTGCCCCGCCACTTAGTACGGCTTCCCCTTTTGCTCCATTCCCGCCATTGGATTGTGTGATGTCTACTATTACTTTGTAATCTGTAGTTAACTGAGTCACAGGATCGGAAGGGTAAGCGGCTTTATAAGCGGCAAGTGAATAGTTTGTACCACCGTTGGTAACGGTTACACCTGTAAGATAACCAGCGCTACTTGGGAACGCCGTACCTAACGCCGTTTTAAGCGCTTCAGCTATGACTTCAGAATCAGCACCAGGAGCAGTAGCTGGAGAAGTGTGTAAGGCAGTGGAGTTATTAACTGTGACGTTGTACTTAGTACTAAAAGCGCCTTGCTTTACAAACACTAAAGCTTCTTTTGGAATAGGCGTTGAAAGCGTTGGACCGTCAGCTACTGTCTTTTCTGTACTTACTACAAAAGTGAAATCAGCAACCGTTAAAGCTCGTAGTTGAGAAGTAGGCGCTGTTGCGCTATTTAAATAAGTCTGTGCGCCGCTACTTATCGATACAGGAACATCCGCTCCCGTAATTAAATTCTTAGCTTCGAGTTCTGTATTTATAATACGAGTAAACAGAAAAACATGTTTATTAAATTCGTCTCTGTTAAACAGATGAGCCTTCGGATACAAAGCATTCACACCCATCACGCTTGTATGCGAAGTATTAGGACGCTTTGTAAGTCCGTCTACAACGGAGCTAATAGCGTTTACTTGGTTTTCAGCTTGTCCAGGATGTCTTAAATTGTCGGGTTGTTGCGATACACCTTGAACGAGGTTCGGTACGGAAGTAGTGAGTAATGGCATATCTATCTGTCAACAACGCGTAATACGTCGTAGTTATCAAATATGTTTCGATCTGCGTTCTCGCTGTCGCTGTCTATCGCTGTAGCTTTCGCATTAATTTCGTCACGAAGCGTAAAGCTCTCGATCTCAGGAGACCCAAGAAAGCGATTAGCAAACTTACGTGCTGCTCGTATCGTGATGTAATTTCTAAATTGTTGTGGGAGTTCTTCAAAGATAAGTTCAAAAGTAATAGAGACGTCTAAGTCTGCACTGAATACGTCGGTATGGTTCTTCCTGTCGTACAACGTACCGCCACGCTGGACAATGTCTATGTCGTTATACTTGTCGATTGGTACATCGATTTTAAGCGTGTTAGAAGGAAGGCTAAATTTGTTGGATGTGTTGCGTACAAGTGGGTAGATATGCTCAGTATTATAATGCCAACCTTCCGATTGTACTTCTATACTGACTTCATCAAGGACGTTTAAAGCGGTTACCACGGAAACGGGTAAACTGCTACCACTGATTGAATTGATAGGACTTTCGCCTATTACGCCAATCATTGTATTTACTGCTTCAAGCTTTGATGTAAGTGCCATATGTATAAGTAATAAAGTTTAAGGTAATCTGATTGTGAGAGAGGAGCGAGGTCAAAACGAAAATTAAAACCCTCACTCCCCTCAACACAACCAAACAGAAAGGACTACTTCTGCAATTCGATAGCACATTCGGGACGGAGAATTCCGTGTCCCATAGCGTACTTCGCAATGAAAAGAGTTCCTTGACGCTCCATCTGATACTCGGACTCAGTCGCAAGATCAAGAAGCTTAACAGTTCCTACAGCCGCTGGGTGAGCAACGATACCAAGCGAGTTGGTGAAGTTACCATTGTACCCAGATCCGCCACCACCGAACACATCGTTAGACGCTGCTCCGTCGCCTGTAGCGACCGCAGATAAATCAGTCGATGGAAGGTGAGTAGACTTATAGATGCTGATACCAGCAACTTGAGCGATAGAACCAGAAGCAAGTGATCCAGAACCACCAACGTCTTGATTAGACGCAGAAGTCGAGATAACGAGCGATCCACTACCACCAGTAATAAGCTTGTAATACTCTTGAGGACGAAGAACAGCGAATCTTCCATCGGAAGGAACGTCGTTTTCATCGAGCTTTTGAGCGGCAGTAAACAACGCGGCAACAAGTTCTGCTCCTGTTGGATCAGTATTGTCAGCGTCGTCAGACCCATCACCAGGTGTTCCCATTGCGTTAGCGGATACGTCAAGTACTCCACCAAGCTTTCCACCAGTAACGTTAGCTGTAGCTTCACGAGCGGCGGCGATAAACACTTTAGCAATCGCTTCATCGAAACGTTTAGCAAGCGCTTTACCTAGCTCAGAAGCGTAGACGGAACGGATGTCGTAATGGTTCTTTACATCGTCGATAGAACTGAGGAATGTCGAAGAAAGAAGTACGTCATCAATAGTGATGATTTTCTCGTTCTTCTTGATGTCGCTCAAGTAAGAATTAGCACCGTCGGCAATGTTCTGTCCAGGAGTATAGTAGTTAGCGGAAGCAATACCTGTTACAGGAAATTGAGCGCTCTTACCATTCTCGATAGTACGGATAGTATGTAAAGGTTTGAAGACGTTATTTTCTTCAAAGGTCGTTAATATTTCGCCAGCAAACTTCTTCAGAAACAATGCATCTACATTGCCCGCTGAATTAACTTGACCGACGCGTGAGGGAGATGTATCTCCATTAGCCATAATTTAAGTTCTCCTATTTATAGAGTTAATATTAGTATTAGTATTATTAGTCGTTGCTAATCGGTCAGTTGTCCCGCGCACGGGGCTGTCTTTTGCTTCGTCTAAAAAAGTGTTATCTTCGTCCTCCAGGCGTGAAGTAAAACCCCACGATCATTGGCAGAACTACCGTTGCTTGAAAGAGCGCGATATGTCCTGTTGTAACAACCAAAGGGGCTTGGCTTGCTTGAAGACTGATGAGTCCGAATAAAAGTTCGTTCCGTCCTTCTCCCGTGATGTTTGTGACGGAGACAAGGGGAACGGTTGGGTAAATTGCTGTGATGCACGTGACGAATGAGAGCGTTGACATCCCGATAAGAGCAAGCATACGACGAGTGCCACGGACAAAACCGCCAGCATCCCCGCTATTGATTGATTCTTGAAACTTAACTGCTTGTTCATTATTACGTGCCTCCCTTGCCATTTCTAATTCAAACCGATGTTGACGGCTGTCTACCAACGCGCCAAACACGCCCTTCAACACGCTTCCCATAGCGGCGCTTCCACCGCCCGTTAAAAAGAGTGTTAAGAGTTCAAACATGTCAGATATTGGAAACCGCCAATCGACGGTCTAACTCGGCGTGATACGCCTTATCGCCGCTTTTATATCGTGGGTCTTGCATTGTCGACGTACCTGTTGTATTACCAGTGACAAGCTTCGGTCCTTGACCGCCTGTCTCGTTCTTATAACGCGCGTACAAACCGCTTACAGCAAGCTTGGCGTGTTCAACAGTTCCATTGTTTACAACGTCGTTAAAAGTGTTCATTTCTTCGTCCGACAGCATTTCGCCAGCCCATTCCGACATAGTATCGTATTCACCATTTGCCGCGCTTTTAATCGTAGTTGATTCGCTGTCTTGTAGAGCCGCTTGACCACGTGCAAAGCTATCGACCAACTCGCGGTTAAGACCAACTTTAGCCAACGCTTCATATGTTTCATCTGCAAGTTTACCGTCATTATCAAAAAACTCCTGTGACGCATCTGTTATTAAAGTTTGTGCTTCGTTTGATTCCGTCGATGGTTCAGTCTCCGT